GGCGCGTCCGACTTGTCCAAGCCTATGCGGGTGAAATTGATCGGCATGGACGCGCCAGCGGCAAAGGCCAAGGCACGCAAGCGCGCAACGGATATTCTCAAGCGGCGCGGCGGCAAGACGGACTTTGCCAAAATGAGTCCTGCGCAAATCGGAGCCGTGATTGACGAAGGTCAAGAGGGGATTGTCCGAGCTGCTGTTGATCAAACAATCGGATGGGAAAATCTCAGCCTTGACGGCAAGCCTGTGGAGTTTTCGGAAGAAGCGGCGCTTGCGATCTATCGCAAGTATCCGTCTATCTTGGACGAGGTGACGGAGTTCTTAAAGGACCGTGCCAATTTTTTCGCACAAGCCTAGATGCGCTTTGCCTCTGGGCGCGACAACACGCTTGGTTATGCGCACAGCCAAAGGACATAAAGCAGACGCGGTGGAGTTTTTTGGAGCGGGCAAATGAAGAACCGGACTTTCCTGAACTCCCATTTCGTGCTCATCTTGCGGAATGGCTGCTGGATGTGGGACCGGTGATGCAAGGCGGGATGGGGATGGTGGCCCTGTCCCATTTAGAAATTCAGGCGTGGGCCGCAAATGTAGGGCTGCAGTTTGAAGGTGATGAAGCGCAATGGCTGCAAAAAATGAGCGGGGTTTACGCCAGTGAATTGTTCGGGTCGAATGGCAAAAACACGCCACAGCCGTTTAGGGAGTAATCCGCATGGATGATATGGCATCTGTTGGGCTGCAAGTTGACAGCCGCCCCGTGCGAAAGGCCAGCGGTGATCTGGACAAGTTTGCTAAGTCCGGCGACCAGGCTGGTGGATCCGCAGGCCGTGCGACAGGTGCAATCGGCGGCCTGTCCGCCAAGATGGTTGTGGCAGCGGCAGCGGCAGCGGCACTGACTGCTGCATTTGCGGCTGGCAAGTTTTTGAACAAGTTCGTTGACGGTACCGTCGAGGCTGAAAAGGCACAGGCGCAGCTTGGCGCGGCCATTACATCAACAGGCGGCGCGGCGGGTAAAAGCGTGGCCGACTTGAACGCGCACGCGGCGGCGCTTCAAAAGATTACAAATTTTGGCGATGAAGCGACGAACGCTATGCAAGGCGTGTTGTTGACGTTCACTCAGATTAAGGGCGACCAGTTTGACGCGGCCACTGTTGCAATTTTAGATATGTCGCAGGCTTTGGGCAAAGACCTTCAGGCCTCCGCGCTGCAAGTCGGCAAGGCGTTGAATGATCCCGTCAAAGGAATGGCGGCACTTGCCGAAAGCGGAATCCAGTTCACCGAAGCGCAAAAAGAAATGGTCAAAGGCATGGTTGCTGCCAATGACACAATCGGCGCGCAGACAATCATTCTGGCAGAGTTGGATCGGCAGTTTGGCGGGTCTGCTGAGGCGGCGCGAAACACACTCGGCGGCGCGCTGGCGTCCTTGCGGGCCGCCTTTGGCGATTTGTTCGAGTTGTCCGGGCCGGGGTCTGAAAATCTGCGCGCGTCTATTGAACGGCTCACGGCGGCTGTGGCGGATCCTGCATTTTTCGCGGCGGTGCAGTCCATCGGAACGGCGCTGTTCCGCGCGGCTGAAATAGGTGTGAACGCAATGACTGCACTGGCCGACGGGTTCGCATTCCTTGCGTCTAATGCCGACGCCATAGTCATCACATTCGGACTTTTGGCGACAACGCAGATCCCCGCAATGGTGACAGGCTTGGCGGGGATTGCAACAAGCGGTACGCTGGCGTCTGGGGCTATGGGTGCGATTGCTGTGGCAATGAACCTGATCCCCGGAGTTGCCTTGCTGACGGGCCTTGGTTTGGCGCTGACGGGCCTCTATCGCGGGTTTACACAAAGCGCGGCGGCGGCGGCGGCTTTTGAGGGTGCAATGGGGCGCGTGTTGAGCGTCCAGAACGCGCTGACAACCGCGACTGAGAACTTCTATAACAATGTGAACCGCCAGAACCTTGACGCGATGCTGACGGCGGCTGAAAACGCGCGCGCCATGATCGAAGCACAACTTGAGGCGGCAAAGGCTGAACTTGAGGCGGCTTCTTTCGCAACGAATTTCTTTGGCGCAAACCTTGGCGAAACTGAGCGCATGGCGGCGGCACGGGCAGCAATCCAGCAACTCGCTGTTGATTTGATAGAGGCCGAAAGCCGCTTTTCAATGGCAGAACACGCTGCGTCAAACTTCAACGCCACTGTCACTGACCCAGCCGTGCCAGACGCCTACGCTGGGATTGTGTCTGACGCTCAAAAGATGCTGGACACAATGAACGATCAGAATGCGGTCCAGCGACTGATTAACGAACTTGGCAAGGACAGTGCAGAGGTTTCGGCACTTCGGGCGCAACAGGAATTGAAGGCGTTTGAAGCCACGCTAAAGACGCTAGACGCCAGCGAGGAATTGAAAGAGCAGCTTCTTGGCGCGTTCCTGGTCGGGCAGGACTTGGCCAATGTGTCAGGTCAGATCAATTTTGACAGCGCTGTTGCGGGCGCTCAGGCACTTGCCGAAAGGTTAAGCATATCACTGCACGCGGCGATGCAAATGATGGGGCTATTGGGCGCGGCATCTCAGGCGGCTAGGCCTGTTATCTTTGATCCTCGTGATCCACGATTTGACGCGGCAGCGGCAGAATCAGCCGCAAGAACTGAGCGACTTACTAAAATTATGGCGGACCTAGCCGATGAATCAAGCAGAGTTGAAATAAATGTTACAGGTGCATCAAGCGCGTTGGACGGTATTTCATCCGGCGGCGCGGCGGGTGCGATCAACAAAACAGCCGACGCCATGCGCGACCAAATCAGCGCCCTCGAAGACGCAGCGGACCCCATGCGCATCTACAATCGCGGCATGGCTGAACTTGACGCGCTCTACGCGACGGGCCGCTTGTCCGATGGTGCATATGCGCTTGCTGTTGAGGAATTGGCAGACGCGCTGCGCGATGCACAAGGCGCAACCGACGATTTCACACAGACATTCATGGACGGCATGGGGTCGGCAATCGACTACATGGTCGGCGACTTCAAAGACGGCTTTTCGGGCTTGCTGGACATCATCAAAAGCACGCTGTTGCAGGCTGCACAGTTTGCCATTGCCAACCCGATCAAGCTGGCCTTGGGTCTCAGTGGCGGTGTTGCGGGCGCGGCGGGCGGTGGCGGCGGTATGCTGTCGGGCTTACTGGGCAGCATGGGCGGCGATGGCGGCATCATGGGCGCGCTTACTGGTGGTGGTGGCCTAGCGGCTGGCTTTGGTGGCCTGTCGGGCGGTTCCGGGCTTATGGGCGGCCTGGGTAACACTCTCAGCGCAACATTCGGCACGGGCGGCGGCATCGGCGGGCTTGTTAGTCAGATCGGCGGCGCGGGCGGGCTTATGTCCAGTATCGGCGCGGCCATCCCTGTCATCGGCATTGCTGCAGCGGCGTTCTCGTTTTTCACGTCCAAAACCAAAGAACTCGACGCGGGCTTTCGTGTATCGGTTGACGGTATGACTGCGCTTGTCGAGGGATATAAGAAGGTTGAAAAGTCAAAGTTCTGGGGGCTGTCGAAAAAGGTTAGCGACCAATTCACGGACCTTGACGCCGCAGTCTCCGGCCCGATGGAAAAAGCCGTTGTTGATATTCTCGGCAATGTGCTTTCGACGGCGGATGCCTTGGGAGTTGCAGCCAATACGTTTGACGACTTTTCGTCTAGCATAATCGTATCCACCAAAGGCATGGATGAGACGGAAGCGCAGCAAGCAATTGCTGGCGCAATCGAAGGCTTTACCGACGAATTTGCGGCCATGATCCCCGGCTTGGTGGTTCTGCAACGCGAAGGCGAAGGCGCAGCGAGTGCGCTTAACCGTCTTGTGACTGATCTGGGCGCGGTAAACGACAGCTTGTATTTGTTTGATCGGGCAACGCTTGAAGTGTCGCTATCCAGCGCGGCGGCTGCAAGCGAATTGATCCTGTTGTCTGGTGGGCTGGATGCCTTTGCAGCCAAAACGCAATTCGTCTTTGCAAACATGCTGACAGACATCCAACGCGAGTCACGCCTGACCGAAATCGCAACGGACGCGCTCAATTCTACGCTGGGCGCTCTGGGCATTGCTATTCCTGAAACGCACGCAGAATTTATGGCGCTGCTGAACGCACAAGACCTAACAACAGCAGCGGGTCGCAACGCCAGCGCCGCGCTCCTCGACGTCGCAGCCGCGTTTGTGCAGGTTAACGGGACTGCGCAGGCGGCGGCGGACGCTGTAGCAGCACAGGCGGCGGCGCAGGCAGAGGCGACAGCGGCAATTCAAGCGGCTGATTCAGCAGCTAGGGCGCAAATGCTACAAGCGAAGCGCGATGCGCGCGATGCGTCGGCATCTGAACTTGCCGCCGATCAACAGGCGTTCCGAGACGGGGCCACTGAGTTTGACGAGTTACGCCAGAGCCTCTTGCTTGCTGGCAAGGGTGCCGAATTTGCTGCGGCTGGCATGGACCGCGTATTTGACGGGGCGGCGGCTGGCGTGTTTCGCGATGAAACTGAAAAGATGCTTTTTGGGCAAATCCAAAACGCCACAACAGCAGCGCAGGCGAACTACGCTATCCATGTCTTGCAGCTCAAGCAAAACCGAGAGGCGCGGGCCGAACTGTCTGAAAACGCCATCATGGTTGTGGACGTCATGCGCGCGCTTGGGGAGGTCTCAAACACCGCCGCGAAAAAGTACACGGAGTTCGGGCGCGCATCCACGATCAACGCACAGCGAGAGTTTACGGCGGCAGGCGGTGGTCGCCTGACAGATAGTGCAATCACTGGCGTGCTCACACTTAGTCAGTTTGCGCGAGACATGGCTGCGATGGAGTTTGACAGTTTCGGGACACAAGGTATTGCTGGCATCGCCGCAGCGCAGCAACGACTGCAAAACGTGCGCAACGAGTTCACGCTGATGAATGACGAGTTGCGCACGGGTCGCAACAGCATTGAGGCGCTGGCAACGGTCCTGCCAGATATTGCAGAATACTCAAAGTTGAGTATCGAAATGCAGGTGGAGGCGCAGCGAAAAGCAGTGGTTGCGGGCGCGCAAAACGTATTTGGTGCGGCAACAAAGAGCCTGCAATTCTATTTTGACAGCATTGGCGATGCGGTGGCGAACATGGTCGGAGACGGCACGGCGGCATCTGTGTCCATCGACGCCGTGTCCGGTGCGATAGGTCGCCTGACCTCTATCGCTGACGTGATGGATAAGAGCATCCAAAGCATTGTTAGTGCGTCTAAGACCATCGGTTCAAACGGCGGGCTTGGCGGAACGATTGGCGCTGGTCTGCAAGCCGATATAGAGGTGGGCAACGCAATATCGGCCGCCGCTCGCAAGGCCGCCGGGTTCTTGATAAGCGAACAGGCAGCCGGAATTATTGAGGCTTTGGAAAACGACGCCGCGTTCGCTGGTACAGACTCGACCTATAAGCGCATGGCGGCGATGCTTCTTGAGGGGGTTGCGGCGTATGACGTGCCAGCGTTTGAAGCGTCGTTCTTGCGCATGTCCGACGCGCTAGCGACCGGCTCCATTAGCGTGGCTCAGTTCAACGCGCTGTTTTCAAAGTCGCAAGGGATATTTGAGGACACCGCTGAATCGGTGCAGGATATTGCATCGCGCATGAGCGGGCTTTTCAACGATGTTCTCAGCGACCTTGAGGCGATTATATCAACGCTCGACAGTGGTATAAACCAGCTTCGCGGCGGCAGTGCTGCGATGATGGCCGCGACACAGCGTGAGGCGCTGGACTTCTTGCGCGGGATAACGGGCATCCCTGACAACTCACGGCAGTTTGACGACGCAGTAGGTATTGCGTCTGATGTCGAAGCTGGTGGGTTTAGCGATCAGAACGACTATTTGCGCGAACTGGGCCAACGCTCGCGGCTGATGAGCGACATTCAGGATAGGACACAGGGCGCGCTTACCGATGCACAGGGCCGCATGGCCGTATTCGAGGACTTGCGCGACGAGCAGCGCACCACGTCGCAAAAGCTGGAGGCATTGCTTGCAGAACTTAAAAGCCAAAAGCCGTATCTTGTGCAAACCGCAAAGACAAACACGGAGCTGCAAGACATTGAGGAAAGCCGCCAGCAGGTCGGCATATTGACGAGGGATTCCTAAGTTATGTTTCGAGTGCGGGCCATCCCACTGACCGACACGGTGCTATCATCATCGTCGGTTCCTGAAAACGACTTCGCAGCCTTCAGCGGCGCGTCTGATTATGCGCTGGGGGATCGTGTCATTAGGACGCAAACGCATCGCATATATGAGGCGCTGGGTGCAATCACGTCAGGCGGATCAAACCCCGAGGACGACCCGCTAAATTGGCTGGACGTGGGCGCAACGAACCGATGGAAGCCCTTTGACTATAGCATCGCAGATCAGGCCGTCGGGGACGACATGGAGTGGGTGCTGGACCCGCCGAGTTTTGTTGACAGGGTTTTATTTTTCAACGCCGAGTGCGAAAGCGTTACTGTGTTTGTGGAAAATGGCGGGACGACGCTGCAAAACGAAACATTTTTAATGACCGACAACGCTGCGGTCAGTACGTTTTTCGAGTGGATCACTACGCCGCCTGAGTTTCTGAACACCCTCGCCGTTCCTATCCTTTTTTCGAATGGTGCGGAAATCACGGTAACAGTCAACGGCACAGACGCAAAGGTGGGTCAGATATTATTCGGCAGGTTGGAGGATTTGGGCATAGCGATATTTGACACGTCAGTGACGCAACGGGACTTCTCAACCATTGAACCGAATATCTTTGGCGTGCGCAGAATTGTAAAACGCGCATCGACTTTTGATTTTAACTTCCATGTTAGAATACAGCCGGAACGCGCGCCTTTTCTTTTCAAACGAATATATGAGGGGCGCGGAGAGCCGTCCGCGTTTCTTGGCGCATCTAATGCAAAGTACGGAACCATTGTGCTTGGGCTAGTTTCAAAGTTTGATCTGGACTATTCAGACCCGAGCCTTTCGAATTACGTCATTAAAATAGATGGACTAATATAATGGTAACTTGGCCAACTAGACCCACAAAGCCCCTATATACGGGGGACGGAACTGCCTACTCAGCTCAACTTGACGCATATGTGATTGGTTACGTGGGCGAAAGCCTGTATGACGCGCTGGTAGATTTTGACGACGAAATCCAAGCCATTGCGCCGAACGTCACAGCCGCCGCTGCGGGTGCGAATTATCAAGGCATCTATGATGCGGGGGCGACGTATCAAGTCGCAGAGAGCGTTTCTTATCTCGGAGTTTTCTACCTCGCCAACACCGTCAACACAGGTATCACGCCAGTAGACGGGGCGAATTGGGCGGCGATCCCCGGATCGTTTGCAACAGTGTCGCAAGTCAGGTCGCTGACAGGCACAGGTTCTTTTTTCGGCGACGTAATAAACGACGCTTTAGACAACATTGCCGCGCCGTCTGGATCTGCAAACTACGCGCCCGACTGGGATGGATTCTTTGGAATAGAGCCGTGGACAGTCACAGCAAACCGTGTCTTGAGCAATCCGACGGGCGGCATCCCCAACACCACCCGCATCGTTAGGATCAAAGGCAGCGACGCAACGGAGCGCACAGTAACATTCGGATCGTATTACAAGGGGGATTTACCTGACGTGCTGGTAAATTCGTCGAACGCTGTTGTCCTGATTATCCTGTGTCTTTCTGCCACCGAATTTGTTGTGTCTATGATTGATGGGCCGACATGATGGATTTTCTCGGACCAACGGCGATGATGATGGGGGGCGGGCCGGTTGTGTTCATCCCGCCGAGCAGTGTTGTCACGCTTAATCCTGTAACTCTTTCAACCCTTTTTAGAGGCTATGCGAGGGCCGGAACCGAGGCCGCAACAGTAGCGGGCGGGTCTGGTGGGTCTATAACTGGCGACTTGATACCGGGATATACAATTGACGGGATATTCATAGACAGGTCAAGCGAACAGCTTTACGTCTATATTCTTGGGACACCTGCTGTCGCGCACTTGGTGGCCGTCACGCAGTTTAAGATCGGCGCTTATACAACGGTAACGCCGTTTGCAAACGCAGTTCAAGTGACTGGCGGTGGAAATACACTTCTGGGTGATTTTGTCCCTACTGCAAACGCCCCTGTAGCTGGCACCGCTATTACGTTCCAACTTTTATAAGGAGTCGCCAAAGTGACAACCTACCCAGTAAAAGACCTCGAATTTCTGCGCGGCGATCCGACATTGGCAAGCCTCGACGGCGAGGAGCGCGCAAAGCTCTCTGCTATCAGGCGCATAGGGCGGGAGGCAGATTTCGGAGTTTACCTCGTGGACACCACCCCGCCAGATGGCCAGCGGTGGACTGGCACGTTTGCAGGCGATCCGCCGGAAGCGGTGTTTGAGGATATTCCACAGCCGACAATCGAGGAGCGCCGCGCACGTATGGTCATTACGCCATTGCAGGGCATCTTGACGATTGGGGAGGTGGAATGGGGTAAAGTTCTCACCTACCGCGAAACCGCGACATGGGGCGAAAAGGTCATTATCGACAACGCTGCGGACTGGGTTCGTACCAGCGAAAACATCGCGTTCTTTGGGTATCTGCTGGATTACACGGATGAGGACATGGACGCGCTGTTTACGCAAGCGGCACAGGTCACAGCATGATTAAAACCCGCCTATATCGCCCGTTTTACATCCTTGCCCGATTTGCCGAAATGCTTATTTCATCGGCAAGTCGGGTGTTAAACGCTGCTGTGTTTGGCGGATCAACGCACCAGACGACAAGCGCACGGGCTTACATTGATGGGCAGACAAGCGAAGTCTGGGCCAAGCGTCGCAACTTAATTGACCGCATGTTTTGGTTTATGCCGAACCACTGCGCGAGTGCATGGGCGGCGGAAGTCGATGCGGCGCGTAAAACACTCCTACGCGCCAAGGCGTCAGAATAAGATGGAAAACCGCATGGAATTTATCGCGAATTATTGGGCAATCGTCGCAGCGGCCCTTGGCGCGGTGCTGTGGCTTGTCCGCCTCGAGTCACGCGGAATCGCAAACGCCTCTGACATCAAACGCCTTTGGACACAGCGAAAAGAAGATTTGGAGTCGGCCAAAGACAGCCGCGACCGCACAGACAAGCGTCTGGATGAAATCGGGCAAGACATCAAAACACTTTTACGAGGACTAGACAAATGAACAAAGCAGAGTTTTTCAACCACATACGCAAGATCAACACCCGCACATTTAGCGGGCGGCTATCAGGCGATCAGGTCAGCGGCATTGAGGCGATCTTAGATGCAGGTCATGGCTACCCCCTGTCACATCTAGCTTATGCGCTGGCAACGGCTCGTGGCGAGGTTGGCCCGGGAATGCGTCCGCGTGAGGAAAATCTAAATTATAGCGCAAGCCGTATCCCGCAGGTGTTTGGCGCGCATCGTCGGCAAGGCATCGCCGCGTCCAAGCTGGCCCGCAATCCCGAACTGCTGGCGAATACCGTCTACGGTGGCGAGTGGGGCGCTGAAAACCTCGGCAACACTCAGGATGGCGACGGCTGGCGTTTTCGTGGTCGCGGACTTCCAATGGTTACGGGCCGGGCGAACTATGAAAAGCTGGCGGCAATCACGGGGCTTGATCTGGTCGGCATTCCTGAATTGATGTTGGAAACAGACAACGCGGCGAAGGCGTCATTGCTTGAAGCCATGCGATCAGGCATTTACACAGGCAAGCGTTTCAACAGCTATTTGCCCGAAGACAGGGCCGGAACGTTGTCGCAATTTACACAGGCGCGCCGGATCATTAACGGCCAATTTCACGCGGATAAAATCGCTGCGTTTGCGATGGACTTCCAGGCGGCACTTGTCGCAGCAGGATACAACAGCGAGTTTCCAGCAACAGCAACAACGCCACCGGCAACGGTAGCTGCTGAACCCGATGAGCGCACATCCCTTGCCCAGTCCACCACAATGCAGGCGAGCGTTGCGCAGATCGGCGCTGCGGTAACGGCTGGCGGCACGGCTGTCAGCGCGCTGGATGGCACGGCACAGATCATCGCAATCACGGCTTGCGTTGTCATTGCCTTGGCAGCGCTTTGGATCATGCGCGAGCGTGTCAAAAAATGGGCGGGGGGCGTTCGATGAGTTGGCTAATCACAACACGCATAGGACGGGCCATAGCGGGCGCAGGGGCGCTGTTGTTGGCGTTGGTGTCCTTTGGGGCATCGCAGCGACGCAAGGGCCGTGAGGCGGTCGAAGATGACATGAACGAAGCCTACAACGACACGACCAAAGAGGTGCGAAATGTCCAAGCTGATTTGCCTGACGATCCCGATGATGTTCTTGATGGGTTGCGAAAATACACCAAGCGAGGGCAGGGCGGCGGCGATACTTGATGCGGCTGTGCCAGTGTCCCGAACCCACGCCGAGGCCCTTGTTGGCGACGACGTGGGCCGTATGCGTGCGACGGGGCTGGAACTCATCACGGTGGTAAATTGCTGGCCTGATGGATGTTAAACATTTGATCGGGTTTTAATGGGCCGCGCGGGGTACCGGCCTGCGCGGCCTTTTTTGCGTTTGGGGTCATGGCGCGTCACCTGTGACGCGGTAGGCTTCTTTGGCGCGTTTACGGCACCACATGAGTTCCTTCTTTGCATTGTCTGGCCATTGAGGTTGCCCGTCAAATATATCGGCCAAAGCACCCCGAGCCGCCTTAAGCCGCGCCAGCAGTTCGATGTTCTCGGCGCGCACGGCGTCGGTTTCGGCCTGTGTGGTGTAGTCTACCATCATTTCATCTGTAATAGGTATGTCAGGAAAGGTGGTTACAGAGAGGCAGAATTTGAAACTTTTGAACGCTCGCTTCATCTGCTCAGGTGTTGGGTAATCGTCTCTGTGGAGGTATATCTTACCATTTGCGTTAAATATTTCATCAAGATTAGTCATCGTCTTTCTCCCTTGATCTTCATGGCGCACTGAACGGGCGGAGGTTGTCGCCACCAAGTGGCGGCATGGCGTGGTATGTAGGCAGGTCGGGTTGCTTCACGGCGTCATCACATAAAACGCCACACACATGGCGATGATGAGTAACAGACTGATGGCGTCGCGGATCAAGCCTGTGCGTTTGCGGGGCATGTTGCCTCCGGTGCGCAGGTTGGCAAAGCGAGGGTGGTTTTTGTCAGTCATAGTCAGGATCCTCCTGTTCAAATTCGAGATCGTCGGCCAGCGCATAGACCGCCTTTTGCAGATCAACCGGCAGCTTTGACACATCGACCGCAACCCCCAGCATCGTCAGATCATCAATCGCCACATTACCCCACTCAATCCAAGTGGGTGAGCGGTCCACGCCATAGTCGGTGACAACGCCGGTGGCGCTGAACACCACCTCCACCTCCTCGCCGTTGTGGTTTGCTGTTCCGTATGCCATCAGCTGCACCCGCGCGCGATAGCTGCGGACTGGATTGCTTGAGCCTCACCGCGCATCTGTGCAATGGCAGGCCCTTGATCGTTTCCGCCGATCCAGAATGCGGCGGGCCAGAACAATACCAATGCGACGGCAGTCATTGTCGCGTCGTTGTTCGCCTGCTGTGTCTGTTGTCCGGTCGCAGTAGCAAGACGCGAGTTAAGCTGTTGCGCCTGCGCGTTGAGTTGACCGCATGTCTGGCCAGAAAATGCTACGGGGCTAACGTAGGTGGCGGCGACCTGTTCGGGGGCCGTGGCGCATCCTGCAAGGGCAAGCGTAGCGGCGGCGGTAATTGCGATGATAGCTTTCATTGGTTTGGTCCTTTGGTTGGGTTAGTTGTGGATCGTAGTAGATGCTATGTCAGCCAAGGCTTTCCGCCGCTAAGGTCGGCACAGTTGGCGAACATGCCCTTAAAATTCGTCTCAGACCCACCAGAAAAGTCAATGGTAGGGAATGCGCTTTTCTCCGCCCACTCTTTTCCTTCATCCGTTTTCAGGAACGCGGCCTTTAATTCCTCTTCTTCCGCTAAGCGCCTCTCTTTTTCTACACGGTATTTTTCATTTGCAACGGCGCGCGCGGCGTCGGCGTCAATGGTGTCTTGGTGCATTGCAATGTAAACGCCGCTGTCGTCTTCGTCCTCAATGTCGTAAAGAAATGTGCCTGTTTTGTGGGTAACTCGGAGCGATCCGCGAATGTCTATCGTCAGACCTGCATCCTCGAAAAGGCGGACGACATCCGCTTGTGTTAGGTCTTTCATTGGTTTGGTCCTTTGGTTGGGTTGATGTGTTTCTATAACCTACAATTACCCGCTATTGCCGCACCTGTCAACCTTAAAAAATCGTCGGCTGTGCAACAAAATCCACTGACACCGCCGAACCCCTGGACGGATTGCAGGAAAGCAGCCTGGGCTTGGCCGCGCTTGTCCCCGGACGTCAGGTGCCAGCCGGGCTTTTTGGTTTCGACCGCCAGGAACACGCCAAGCGTTTTGCCAACGTGTGACGGCTGCACAACCACGGGCAGGATCCCGATCAGGTCGGACGACTTCCAGCGGGCATTGAGGGCTGACGATTCATTACCCAGCCCGAACCGGACCAGGCGGTTTGTCTGGTCTGTCATGGCCCCAGAATTATTCCTGAACAGCGGCACACCAGCCCGGCCCGCTGCCAAACGTATCTGTGCAGCCCCCGCAGCCTCACTGTGACGGGCCGTGGGGGCGGGCGAGGGCATGACGGGACTCAGGATAGCCGTGAGTTCGGCAATGGCCTGTGCGGGGACGTGGTGTCCCCACCGCGCTTGCCAGTCTTTGAGGGTCATGCGCCCGTCCACCGCGTCGGCATGAGCGTGCCGCGCAGGCGGGCAGACGCTACAAAATCCACCCGGATCGGATCGCCTTCGGATTGACCGCTGGTCAGCCGGATGCCCTTACCCTTTTCAATTACGTCAGCGGCTTTGATGAGGCGCGCCATCACGGCAGGATCGTAGCACAAGCTGGACGCGCCCCCGTCGCCCTTGGCCACCACGCGCCGCCAATCCGGGAACGTTCCGTCGATCACGGTAAATTCCAGCACGCCGGTGCGGGACATTTCGCCGCCTTCTCCATGGTTGATCACAAATTGCAGGATACCCGTCTCGATGTCGCCGTAAACCCATAGATCGCCCACCTTACTGTTATACTTGAAAGCCTTGTCGGTTGCGTCACAGGACAGGATGAACCCTGCGCCCGGAGGCGTGCCGGTGGCTCCGGGCATCCGTGGCGCGTCCATACCCTGCGTGAAACATTCCGTACCGACGTGGCATCCGTCTGGCAATTCAATCGTCATCATCTGGTGGCCGTCCAGCGCTACCAGCTTGTCAGCCTCGATCAGCACGCCGCCGAGATAGTAGCGGGTCGGGTTGATGTCGACGCACTGGAACGCCGCGCGCAGGTCATCGGCGGGCAGGAAAAACGTCGTTGGGGTCAGTGTAGGTGTGATGGTTTTCATTTGGTTGGCTCCGGTTGGGTTGGTGGTGGGCGGCGCAGGGGCGTTCGGTGTGGTTAAATATCGACAAATTCACAGCCCATCAGGCTCAAAACCTTTTGCACCTTTGCCGAAGATTCGGGGCTTGCAACACACAGGAACATAACTGAACCATCATGCTTTGCGGGTGCGGTCTGTTCTTGTTTGCTGTTGGGTTTGTTAGACAAAAGCCAGGCCTTTGCGCGGGATTCTGCTTGACGGCTTGGCCTGCTATCCGCGCGGCTATTCCACTTTGACGTGGCGTTGACGTATCCGAGGGCAAGGTCCATTTCTGGATTAACTGTAAAAGTCTTGGCCATGCGCGCAAGGTTTACATAACCTTGAGATTCAAGTGACGACCACTTAGTTTTGTGGCGGTCATAAATTGATTGTGAGGTCATGGTCTGTCTCCGGTTGGTGTGTCAGGTATTCGCGCGCCCACGATAAAGCCGCGTCGATTTGTTCAGGTATGGGGTGCGGTGCAGGGCGGGCCGGTGTGACAGCGCAAGCGTCTTGGGGCCGGACCGCTTTGAACCGTGCCCATAATTCCGCCTCACTGTGCCGGTCCATCCGGCGCGCGTTGTGGCATAGCTGATAGAGGTGTGTCGGCATGGCGGTGTCTCCTATCTGGTCGGCTTAAATAATGAACCGATCAAGCGGCCCGTGATCTTCCCGGCGATACGGCGGCCAATGCGCTTCGGGATGGCCGTGCCGGGGTTTTTGTGCGTTACAGCCTGCACGTCCCCGAGCAACTTGGCCAGCGCGTAGAGTTTGCTGCGGAACTGGCTGATGGTCATGTCGTCACCATTAGTGCGTTCCACATTTCTACGTCTTTGGCCGGATTGTTTAACCCGTGAGGGTCGCTTTCAAACCCTATCGGACCGCAATAGTCACGTCCGGCATTTTCTGACATTACGAGACTGACAATTTGGTATCCATTGGCTTTTGCCAGTGCCTTCATTGCCTCTGCTATTTCTGATCGAGTCATACCGTCACCTTTTCATAAAGCCCGGTCCGGGCGTTCCAGATTTTCAGCAGGTCAACCGTGGCCGCACCTTGGGTCATGGCGCGTGGTCCCTTATCCAGTCTTTCAGTTGCTCGACGGTTTTAGCCTGATCAAAATGCCATGCCTTCAGATCGTCAGCCGATTTCTGAACGTTCCTATCGCTGCAGGACTGGCACCGATCCGAGATCGGGACAAGCAAAGCATCTTTGCCGGGGTGTGGGCGGGCTGCCCGGACGCGCTTGACGCCGCAATCGCAGCATAGGGGTAGGTTCTTGCCGTCCCGCTCATACTTGGCCCGTTTGGCCTTCAGAGCGGCGCTATGTGCCGGGCACAACCGCTTGCCGGTCGCAACGGCCTGTTCGCGGCATCCGTCTCTTTTGCATTGGGTCATACCGTCACCTTTTCATAAAGCCCGGTCCGGGCGTTCCAGATTTCCAGCAGGTCAACCGTAGCCGAGCCGTGGGTCAGGGACCGGTCCGCTTCGTTCAAGGCATCCTGCGTGCTGGACGCGCCGATCATGATGTGACCGTAGCGGTAGGATGTCAGCCCGGCAGCGGCGCAGGGGCGTTCGGTGTGGTGGGTCATGGCTTCAAAATCACCATGGCTGTTCCATCCATTCTTTTTGCCACAATGGTGCTGTACGAATGGCTACCAGAGCGTGTGTCGAATGCCAGATGCGTCAAAATGTCGCCGTTGTCAGTCACTATCTTTTTTACAGCTTCTGCCAGTTCGTCGGGTGTGAGTTTCATGGTCAGTGTCTCCGGTTGGTGTGTTTCTCTACACCCTTATTATCCACTATTACTGCCCAAGTCAAACACTATTGTGCCGCTGCCGAAAATAATGCACAGTGTTCGTGTTGTGTGGTATCTCCAAGCCCGGCGGGTGTATCCTCCCCATCACCCGCCGGTGCTGAGAACCAAGTCCTGAGCGGCCCGCGCATAATAATCCCGATCCAGCAACGCCCAATCGAAGTCGTGCTGGTCATTGCACATCAACACCGTTTCGCCCTTGGCAATCGCCTGGGGCCGGTCGTGCATCGGTAGCTTGGGTAATGGCGGCATGATCTTCCAGAGTTGCGCGCCACCCTGCGCCGTGACGTAGAACCGGCCCGTCCGCTGCTGTGCCGCCCCGCCGGTGTGCATCTTGCGCTTGACGGGCCGCCCTTTGGCGTCTGGTGGCGTCGATTGACATTCATAGTCTGACAGATCGCCACCCAGCATCACCCGGTCGTTGCGCTGGACCTTCAGGGTGTGCATAAAATGGAAAGCGTTGTCGCAGGCCGCCACGGTCTCAGCAACAGGCGTGCCGCGCACCAGATACGCCTCAGCCGCCATGGCAATGATCTTGCACGATTGGTTTTTGTGCCAGCCGTCGCCGTAGCCCAGACCGTGCTGATATTCAAACGCGCCTTTGCATTTTATTCGCATCAGTGTTCACCTCTGTTAAAAACTATACGTTCAACTGTGTGACCTTTACTCATAGCTATATCCGTCTTTTTTTTATGAAAGACACCTTGAACATGCACAATTCCCAACTCCTTCAGTCTTGCAAAGAAAACACACAACTCAACCGTTCCGTCTGGAAAAGTTACATTGTAAACCCATTTAGTTTTTACTCTGGAAAGTCTTTTACCTTGTTCTTTTAATCTGTCAGTGTCACCGGCCCACCGGTCTCTCATTTTTGCGGCGTGACCATCTCTTGCCCCTGACGCCCATTCCTTTTTCAAACGTGCCGATATTTTTGCGGAAGTAGACGCGCTTGTGACAAACCCTCCGTCAGTGTCGCGTCTCAAGTTAAATCCTGTTTCTCTTTCGCAAGATTGCAATTTATCCATCCAGTAATTTTCACGATCTTTGATTACGTTTTGTTCGCAAAATTCTAGAGGAAACATTTCAAAACGATCAACTCCGTAACTATTAAAAGAGTTTCTAAGGTGGTCATTGATGTGGCATTTACTGTCCATATGGAAAGAGTTCAAATACTGCTTGCATCTTTGGAACATGCACCGTGTCCGGCCAACGTAAATCTTACCTGTGTCAAGGGAACGTATCCCGTAAATTCCAGAACGGTCCTTCAAGAATGGATTTGGTAGCATCTGGCATGTCCTTCTATGCGTTAGAACGACGTGTGACATAGTTATTCAAGTATGGCAAGATAGTTGTTAACATCTTTTTGAAAAAATGCAATATAATCCTCAGATTCCAGTTCCAGCCCGGTCAGGCGTTCCCATTCAGCAGACACAGCGTCGCACTCGCCCACCCGGTCCCGGTCCACGATATATTCAATCCCGTCGGTGTTGACCTGAATCAGTTCCAGCGACGGGATGGCTGCAAGGCGTTCGGCCAACATGCACAACAAAAGCTGTCCGTTGATTGTGATCGTCATAGTGTATTGCGGATCGTAAAACGGGCTATAGCTGCTGTTCGAGTTGCCATAGGTTGCGTTGAGTGCCAGCTTGAGGGCCTTGTTGCGCGGATCGCTTTTGGGAAGGCTGATCCGCTGTTCGTAAACGTCCTTATAGATGTCACAGAACACGTCGGACAGGTGCGCCGGATAGACACGGTTCGCAATGGCCAGATTGGGATAGTAGCTGCGCACGTCCCGGCCCTGCACCACGCGGTCCGGCGTGCTGCGCCAGGTGGTGCAGTCCTGTGCGCCATGGATGCCGCCGGTGCCGAACACGAATGTCAGGCCGTGGCAGGTGGCCGTCAGGTCGTCGAACGCGCCCTTTGTCTTGGTGATGACTTTGCCGCGCAGATAGTCCAGCACGCGGTTGAACTCAGGTGTCTGGAATTGCACATAGGGAAAAATGCAATCGGCCAACGGGATGCGCGCGCGGGGTGTTTGCCGCCAAGATCCAGACTTGCCGCAGATACCGGGCTGGGCCGCGTTGAGCCGCGAGATGAACACTTTCGAGCCGATGGTCGAGTCGCTGGCGTTTGTCAGGTCTTGGTCCAGTGCGGCCGACATTTCATCCCGGAACGCCAATGCAGCTGCCGACTCTTGCCAGAACCGAAGCGTGGCCGCCACGTCGTGCCGGTTGTATCCTAGCAACTGCGGTATCTGGTCCGGTGTCAGGACCGTGCCGGGCGGAAAGGGCAGGTCCGCAACGTGCGGCAACTGTAGAGCAATCTCAATCTGTTTCAGGCTGGTCATGCGCGCTTGGTTGTCAAAATGGTGGATTTTGAACAAATCGACTTGCGGCACGATCATGTCAGACGCCCAAACGTTATTGCGGAACCTGTCGTTCCACGGCGTCTCGATGATGCCCATAGATATCTGATAGGCGTCTGCTGCAGTAAACGAGTCAAACCGCAGCAGAGCGTGCAACAGCGGATAGTCATACCCGACGTTGTTATAACCAATCATCCGATTGCCGGGGTGCTGGCTGAGGGCGTGAATGAAATTCAGCAGTTGTCGGGACTGGTTCACCCGGTCAGACACCTCAAATATCCATTCCGTGCCGCTGGCCGCGTGGACGATTACCGCGCTAAATACGTTCGGGTAAGATTCCAGATCGTAGGGGAAGTCATTCCATTGGGTCACAGCACCACCGCTTCGCACGCTCTGGTGCAGGCTTCCCGCTCGTCTGTTGTGGTGCAGCCGCAAATCAGCGTGCAATCGCTGGCGAGTGCGTGCGACTCGGGCCAGCCTCCCGGTTTTACATAGGAACCATAGACTGCAACCAATATCCATTCCTCGCCGGTCGGATTGTGCGTTACGCGGTCGCAGGGTTTAAATTGTGTCATGGCTTAACCTGCCTAGATGCAATGGCAATTTTTTTCAGAAGTTCCGTGTCGAATTGGTTATCGGGACTGACCTGTGCATATACCTCACCCACGTCTTCATCTTCATATTCTGCAAGAGCCGTATTAGATATTTCACCTATTAGATGAATTGTTCCCATAAGTGCGACCGATGAAAACCCTGCGACTTCACTGGCATTGTCAAAGTCCCTAATATCACGCAACGCTTTCTTTAGTATCTCAATTTCTAAAACCAGATCATTGTTCACTAAATGCGGCTGACTGTCAGGGTATGACGTTTCACTGTCTTTAACGCTTCTCCACCCAGTCTTAGCACGAGCCCTAGCAAGTTTTATTGCGCTAACTAGCGATAGGGGGTGCAGCGTTTTTCCCAATAATGTTTCGTTCATTATTTTTGCGACAAATGACCATTCTGCTCTTTCGGCGCAGTCGTTCCATTCTCTTGTTCCAAATTTTAAAGACACCTTAAAGTCTCCCTGTTGCGTGTGACGGGCAGGCCATGACAGCCCGCCCGGTGTCGTATCAGAAGGGGATTTCGTCGTCCAAATCCTGACGTGACGTTACCGGCATACCGCCTGCGGCGGGGGCCATATAGCCGCCATACTGCGCGGGTGCCGTCTGTGGCGTAGGCATTCCACTGGCGGCAGGCGTCGGCATACCTGACGGTGCAGGGGCCGGTGCGGGCATACCTGACGGTGCAGGGGCCGGTGCGGGCATACCTGACGGTGCAGGGGCCGGTGCGGGCATACCGGACGGGGGGAGGTCGCCAACCGCCGTGAAGGTGAATGCCGGTGCAGCCTGCGCAGCACCGCTCGGCAGTTGCGGGGTCTGGGTCATACCTGCTGGCATATACGCACCTGGACCTGCGCCAAGCTGCTGTTCCAGCGATGGGCCGCCGACAATCTCCGGGCCGAACCCTACAAGGCAAACAGTCTGAGGGTTCAGATAAACGCCCGCCGTGTGGTCCATGTTCCCATTGGCCGATGTCGAGAACGGGACGGTGACATAATACCCGCGCTTGATCTCGCTGGGGTCACAATAGGTCGGCACGCCGCCCTGATACTTTGCAGAGGCAATTGGCAGCGTGGTCGAAAACTTCACAACCCAGCAGCCTTTGCCGTGCTTCCAGCGCGGTTCTTGCGCGCCGGTTGTCGGATTGGCGCGCATTTCATCGCCGTCCACAATTTTCCAGCTAAACGCCGTGGCGGCCAGTCCCATGTTAATCTGGGCCATGATCTGCGGGGCCTGTCCGTATCCGGCCTGCGCCGCCTTGAACATCAGGCCCAGCATTTCATCCATGCCAGGGGCGTTCTTTTCAATTGCCACGGCGAACCAGAACGATTGTTTGTCTTCGGGGATTGGGCGGTTGTTGGCGTCGGTGGTCTGCTTCACCCACGGATCGCCTGAGATAAGGCGTCCGACTGGTGAGTTACCGTATTCTGTGTGTCGTGACATTATGTGTCTCCATTGGTTGGTTGGTTGCGAGGTCCGGTCGGCATCTTTATCGCCTCCCGATACATTTCCAGCATGGCTTCTTCTTCGGCCATATCGCCAGCGTCACGCTTGCGTTCGGCGATCAGCTTGCGGATCA